CGAAGTGTGCAAATTACTTTCATTCTCATCACCACCGAATTCGTACATAAGTATGCCGGTTTCGTTTCCTACAGGAAAGACACCTTGGAATAGATAATCGCCGACAACCCAGGAAGAGGAGTTGTTTTCTAAGTACAGTAAAATTTCCCTGACGATGTTCATTATGCCTTCCCTCTCCTGGTTACGGTAGTGTCAAAAAGTTGCTTAAGCCTGGTCTGAGTTTTACCTCTAAATGCAGTTGCTTTGGACGACACATAATGAGCACCGGATTGACCAGTAGGATCACTGAACCCGCCTTTCCATTCGTGCATAAGTGCAGCTACTGGATTGCTATAGACAACAGACACATTCCCCCTAAGGCTTGTACCTTTCATAGTACCTGAAACTCGTCTTGTCGATGTTACTTGTCTTGAACGAAGAGAAGATGTTGGATTTCTTTGTACAGAAATTCCAGTGTTTTCCCCGCCACCATCTCCAGCAAATAAGTCATCATTTACTGGATAAAGCAACGCTTCTATGTTCGGATATTTATCACCTAGTTCTTCTGTGGTGATTACAAGTTCATTACCGACATAAGCTGCACCTGAACGACGAAGAGCACCCGTACGAATAGGCGGTCTGGGGGAATCTTCAATAGTCGATCTAAGAAATTCCTCAGCAATTATATATGGCGTAGTTTCAATAACACCCTTCATTTGTTCCAGAGCGTTGATTATGCCAATTACTGATTCAGACCTATTTCTAGCCATAGACTAGCTCCCAATGATGAAACTGCCCAAGATGCTTAGCACGATACTTTTTCGTAATAACGTACCAGTCACCATTAACTTGTATTTCCATGCCTTCGATAAAATCTATATCGGAATTATTCGTAAATACCGTACCCTTACCGACTATATTCAGACTACCATCTTTCTGATCATACCTAGTCTCTTCGTCACTCATGCCTGTGAATGAAAGTGGAGACTCAGTACTTATTATTTTTCCAAACCTATCAGTAGTGGTTTGATTTATATAAAATGTCTCCACGTCCGGTATCATTATTATATTCCATCCTCACTGAATCTAGGATCTGGATAAGTGAATCCGTCATCAATAACTGATCCAGATTCAGTTACCCCTTTGTTTGTATAAAAATTTATTTCATTCTGAAGGTTAGAAAGGTCTCGCCACTCTTCGTACTTACCGATAGTAAGGCGGGTTACTCCGGCATATTTACGCTTTACCATTCTAAGCACTTCAGCACAAACCAAGTTAATATTATCATCAGAAATCTTATCAATAGCGTATTGAACAGCCCCATCAGACAATATTGCTGAAGATATTTGTGTTTCAAGTCTTACATTACCTATTGTAACTGCCATGATATTTCACCGCCTTATTATTATTAAATTGGGAGGCTCGAATTAACGAACCTCCCGTTATTTATTCTAGGTAAGCGGAGCTGCTACAAAAGTACCCATATCGGAAGCTACTTGCTTCATGTCATGATAATGATGAACTTCTACACGCTGTGCCATTTCACGATTGAGATCAAGCTGGCGGACTCCGTAGCCGTTCTGACCATAACCGTTCCAAGAGAAGTTGTAGCCAGCAGAAGGCTCTTCAAGTGACGGTGAAGACGGAGTGTACAGAAGCAAAAAGCTATCACCTGCGATGTATTTCTGGTCGGCAGTAGCACCGTATGCAGCTGCATCATACACAGCGTTCATAACAATAATCTCATCAACTTCCAGAGCCTCGGCTACGAGCTGCTGATTCAGATTACCACCACGAGTGTACTTAATCTGCTCTTTCAACTGATCGTGTCGTTTCAGAACATCATATACCTTCTCGCTCATGACGGCTTTATTTGCAGTGAAGCCACCAGTAGCAACACGCATAGTGCGCTTCCAAGTATCTACATCCTCAAGAGGTACGGAATTAGCTGCATCCCATTTAGTGACGGGATTAGAAGCATCAGTCCACACACCAGTAGTCATAAACCGTGTTGCGAAATCTACTTCGTCGTAAATGGCAATTTTACCAGTTACACGACGAGTTGCAGATTTGAGAGGATTAAGAGGATTCGGATCATTCTCAATCTGCTCATTAGCCACATCTTCATGATAGGAAATGTCGATACAAGAATAGCTATCGAAGCTACGTGCGTGAGTACCACCCTCAGAAGTAGTGCCAGGCTTACGAACAGCAGCTTCATTCTTCAGCCAGTAGGACTTGTCGTAAGTAGGATACTGACTAGATTGAAGATTTACGGGGCAGATAGGAAAAATCTTACCTGCCTTAAAGTTATTAGGGTCTTGAATATACTTAACACCGACATTGGTCAGCGTTTCTGAATATGCTTGTTGAAGTGCCATAATTATTTTCTCCTTATACTACTATTATTATTTAATTACCATACGACGAAGCTCGCCAGAGTTTCCACCTTCAATCAAAATACCACAGACTAGATGATCTGTACCATTTACAACATCAGTGTCTTCGGTATGTCCTACAGCATCACCAGAAGCGTCTGCAACCACAAGATCACCAGCCGAAAGTGTTGCTCCAAGTTTTACCAATCCAGTACCAGAGGTTTGTACTGCACCTGTGGTTTCACCGTCAGCATCATCATAAACAATACCTACAGCACGGTTAGTTGCTGAAAATGCACCAGCACCGTCCACCAAGTTTCCACGTACCGCAGTTGACGGTACAGTCATTGTAATAAGAGTTTTACCTTGATCTGCCATAATTCTTTCTCCTTATTATTTCTTGAAAAGTTCAGGGAATTCTGCAACTACTTTATCAGTTGCTTCGTCGATATCACATTTGTCACGAGACATGATGAATTTAGTAGCATCGTCTACAGAGGTAATTTCCGGCTCATCTACATGCTCAGTGCTCGCACCTTCAGTGGGAGTGGTATATTCAGCAAGAGCGCTATCAATCTGCTCCTGTTTTGCAACAAGGATTTCGGCTACTTTGCTTGCTACACTCTCGTCCACTTCACACATTGCTGAGACGAAAGCATCGTCAACCTTAGCTGCTGAAAACATTTCTTTCACTTTCTCTTCATGCTTCTCAGCTGCGATTTTTGCTTCCAATTCTTCTTTCTCAGCCTTAGCTGATTCTGCTGATTCAACAAGAGCGCTGATTTTAGAATTAGCTTCCTCAAGTTGTGCTTTCATTGCTTCAAGTTCTTGTGCATAATTTTCATCCGCCATTTGCTTCTCCTTTTTGTAATTTCCGAGTTTACTAGCATAGGCTATTGCATCATTTATATTACCTACACTGTCGATTAGTTTAAGTTCTCTCGCTTCCTCTGCGAGAAATGTCTCTGCTGTTGCCAATTTATCAAGAACGTATTGTACGTCAAGATTGCGATTGTTGGCTATATCGTTTACAAACATGGTGTATAACTTATCAACCTTGCTTTGTATATATTCCTTTGACTCGTCAGTGAGTGGTTCTGATGAGTTACCGAAGGCTTTATACTTACCAGCGTAGATATAAGTTGTTTTAAGACCGGCTTCTTCTTCAGCTCTCGACCAATCCTGATGTTGGACTATAACTCCAATACTGCCTATATTAGCTGTGTCGAAACCCACAATATAGTCAGCTGCACTTCCTATCCACATTGCAGCACTTGCCATTAGTCCGTTTGCATAGGCGACTACTGGTTTATCTGCCGACTTAATAAAATCTGCAAGTTCTTTTGTACCATCTACTGTCCCACCAGGACTGTCTATATCTAGTACGATACCAGAAATGTCAGAATTGTCCAGTGCAGTTTGTATGTCATTCTGAATATCAATAGTTGTTCTTGCACCTGACATTGCTTCAAGTCCATATGCTCGTTTTTTAATAGTGCCGACTATTGGAATTACTGCAATGCCAGAAGTCACTTGAAAAGAATCAGAATCTTCCCCTTCACTCTCTTTCGCTATCGCAACATTCTTTCCTGAAATATGGTCTGCTACGACTTGTTTAAGTGTTTCAAGCCTAGCAGGCTCCATAGCCCAAGGAGTTGAATCAAGAAACTTAGTTATCGCTCTGTCTTTCATTATCTTTCTCCTTATCATTTGTAGTTACTATGTCGTCTTCGTCTACTATGTCATCTTTCGATGATGGATTGTTGTCGTTACTTCTTGCAGTTTCAGGCTCTCTAGGTGGGAGGGCGATTTTGTTTCTAATAAACTCTTCTAGTCTGTCATCAGGAGTTATCAAGTTAAACTTAAGCACTCGTGCCAAGAATGCACCAAGGTCTTCAGTGTCGATCTGTTCAATACCTACAGGAATAAGTTTTGGCTGTTTCTCTAATCTATTAAATTTCTGCAAACACTTCGTACCAATAAATTGAGTGTTTACTACTTCAGCCAACATGTCTGCGAAGCCTTGTACGGCGATATAGAACAGTGCGGACTGTTCCTTCGCTAGTGCGAAAGAGCCAGACTCATTAGTAACACCGAGTACGAGAAATTGACTGAGCATACTTAGCGCGATATTGTTTCCGTAACGATTTATTACGTCATTAAGATCGAACTGTCTTTGACCTGGTGAACCGGCGAGATGAAACTCCCAGCCTGATGGAAGAACCAGTCCTTCTTGAGAGTTACGCTTTATATTTCGTACAGTAGTATAAGCCCAAGTACCGATGGCGTTCAGATTTCCTTTTTCATCAGTTAATTCGATGTCTTCCGGTGCTTTTAGGACTGGCAGCCCGGTCAAGTCTCGTTCAACACCAATAGCTTCAATTTGCTCAATATTCGATTTATAATACCAGTCTCGATAGGCATTACGGAATAATGATTTCCCTTCAGGATTATTACTTGTCGAAGTAGTTTTGAAATGCAAGCATTTATGAAGTGGAATATAAACCTGACCTGTAGGATCATGCTTATTATAAGATTGCTGTCTTACATAGGTTAGATTGCCTTCTCTATCATATAGCCATTCATCAAGAGTTGTTTGTGGACGGTAGTACATTTTATTCCACACTACATCACCGTTTTCATCCTCCTTTAGAGTAACTTCCATTACTGAATGACCGAAAATGAACTGGGTGAGTACGTCT